ACGCCGTACCGGGCCAGAAATTCGGGCACACCCGATCCTTTGTTTTCAACGATTGGAGGCGATTTCAGTAGTCCAGCAGGACTACTGAAATTTTCAACACTCCGGCTCGGGGCTCTTGGCGATAGGGAACTTCCGGCGGCCATAAAACCTTCCTTTCAAAGTTCAGGTTTCTATCGCGCCGGAGGTGTGCCAGAATAGAGGAGTCTGGCCTCCCGGCGCTCAATTGGTGCCTCGATGGCGCGTTACTTTTGCAGGGCGACGCGTCTCCGAGGAAAGGCAAAATGGGAGGCGGACGCGGCCGAGAGGTATCCCGGCCTGGGACTGTGGCATAATCCCGACTTTCCACACATACAGGAACGCCGGAACTCTGCCGATTCTTTGAGGCGTGCCCTCGCCCCGACATGCTCACGCCACCTTCGAAGCCCCGAATCTCGAGTTGGTGGACGTCCAACGGCGGCGGTTTCAGCACGCCGAGCTGGCGCCGCGGACGATCCTCTCCTACGAGGCGGATTGGCGCGTGTTCGTGGCGTGGTGCGCGGCGGCCGGCCGCGAGTCGCTGCCGGCTAGCGCCGATACTGTCGAGATTTACAGTACGGACCTCATAGGCCTGGGGCGCCGGGTAACGACCGTCGAGCGGCACGCCATCGCCATTCAGCATCAGCACAGGGCCGCGGGCCATGAAAGCCCCTGCGGAGCGGGATTGAGACTGCTGCTGGCAGGCGCTCGGCGAACGCTGTGCCAGGTCCCGCTCCGCAAGCAGCCGATCGGAAGCGCCGAGGTTCGGCTCATGGTGCAGAAAATGGGCTTCCGGACGCCCATCCAAGCTCGGAATTCCGCCCTGCTGGTCTTCGGCTTCGCAACGGCGTTGCGGCGCTCGAACCTGGCGGCCATGCGGCGCGAGGATCTGACCATCGGGGCTGAGGGGATCGTCGTGCGGGTGCGCAACGAGAAGCAGGACCGCAAGGGAAGGGGAAGAGTCATCGCGGTCGCGGCGGGGAAGAACCGGCTCACCGATCCGGTGCGCGCCGTCGGGCGCTGGCTGAAGTGGAGGGGCGACCAGGCCGGGCCGCTGTTCTCGCGGGTGCTGAACGGCCACGCCGATAACAAAGCTATCCTGCCCAACCGTATCGGGCAGATCGTGCAGGAATGCGTGGAGGCCATCCACCTGGACCGGCGGCGGTACTCGGCGCATTCGCTTCGCGCGGGATTCGTGACCGAGGCCCTGGAGCGCGGGGTGAATGAGATCGCCATCGCACGGCAGACGGGGCACGCGTCGCTCGACACGTTGCGTATCTACGCGCGTTCCCGCGACCCCTTCCGGGCCAACGCCAGTGCGATGGTGGGGCTGTAGGCTCACGCTGGCGTTTCCTCCAGCAATCGATGTAACAAGTAGCGGCTGAGCCCTAGACTCCGAGCCATCGCTGCCAAAGAGATATCCGCGTTTCGCAACCCTGCAGCTTTTGCGGAGAGTTCCGCGCTGAACCGGACCTTCGGCCGTCCTGTCTTCCGGCTCTTGCGCGCGGCCGCCCCTCCCATGTGGCCTATCTGCTTTCGCCGCTCTGGCGTAAGAGAAAACGCACGCGCATAGGCTAACCGTCGCATCCGCTCGGATCGCTCTTCTGGAGTCATGGCTCGGAGAGTGCGGAGTAACTTGCGCCGTCCTGGCCGGCCCATGATCGAAGCAGCCCGGCTGATCTCGGCTTTAGTCATTTCCATTACCATACACCCAACAAACCGCGCGGCGCAATAGTTATTTTAAAGGTAGTATCCCACGTACCACAGCAGTGGTGTCCCCGGCATCCCGTCCTGTAGTGATTGGGACCTAGCGTATTGAAAGTCTTAAACCTTTGAAAGGGGCACTTCGGAAAGGGCCGGGGTTTGGTGCGTAGATTGTGGTTCCCGTCGTCGTCGTCGGAAAGACCCGCGACGACGACGACGAGCTATGAGCTATGGCAAGAAGGCGTCCGAGGGAAGGCAGCGCTTAGGATCGGGCCACGGCCAAAGGAGACAGTGATCGGGAGGAGACTGGGGACTCCAAGCGGTCACGTGGGCTATGAGGTGATCCACCAGTGCGTCAATCGCTGGCGGCTCGAGATCCGGGCGCAGTTCGGAGAGGGCATCGGCTAGCTCCATACGGGGAAACAATCGAACGGCGAGTGCTGGAGCTGCCATATCAGGCCGTCCTAAGCCGCTCAGCGATTCTGCCGAGACAGCCTGGTTTACCACAGTGGCAGCCAACTGCGTGCAGGCCGGGTTCATTGGCTGAGCCAGGGTCAAGGCTCGTGGGGTTCTGGTAAATGTAGAGCATCAGCTCGGCCCGATCGGAGACTTTGGCCTTCAGGCACATGGCATCAATGCGCTCGTGACACGTGGAGTTTGCAATCTCAAGGTGTTCGGCGATGATTTTAGGCCGCATGGCGGCGGCTAAGAGCTCGCCGAGATCTCGCTCCCTGCGATTGAACCTCACTTTGCCATTATGTGGGTACGCAAGGTCTCGCACGGTCTTGGTCCTGTCTCAGTATAAGCCCGATTTATAAGAATTTTCCCGGAAAACGGTGGTTTTGTCCGGAAATCGGACTTGGTTCCAGAAACCGGAATTTTTACTATGGAACGGCGCGCGGACTGGGTCCACAGTTGAGTTAGGTGAAGAGGTGAAGATCACGTACACGGCGGGGCTTTCCTCGGCGATTCAGGCTCACGGGTACGATCCGGCGACGAAGACGGCACGGATTCAGTTCACCAACGCGCGCATCCACGAATTTCCGAATGTTGAGCCAGGAGAGTACCAGGAGTTCGCAGACGCGGAGTCGCTGGGGCGGCATTTCAATGAGCATTGGCGGGGACGCGACCATGTGAGGGTCCGATGATCGCACCGAAGCTGACAGCGGGGCAGCGCAAGGCCATCGACGCGTATGTCGTGGCGCGGGCCAGTTACTCGGCGTGGCAGCCGGCGGTGAATCCACACGCCAACGCGGTGGCGGAGGGGCAGCGCTTGATTGCGGAGCTGGCCGGGGCGGAGCCGGCCGAGGAAGAGGTCATACTCGCCGGATTCCGGTTCTCGGTACCAGTGAGCGCCAGGCGCATCAAGCGCACATTTATCGACATTCCAAGGCTGTTTCGGCGCATGGGCCACCAGTGGGTGCATAAGTATTGCGTGCCCAGTCTGAGCGACTTCGACAGGGCCATCGAGCCGAAAGAGCGGGCGCTGTATGTGACGGAAGAGCGGGTGCTGTCTCGGATCATCGGAGAGCCGGTGCAAGCGGTGCCGATGAGCAAGGCCGCTTAGAGCGGCAAGGCCTGGCGGAGCGGGCTGAAAACTACCCCGGTCTCGTAGCACAGACAGGAGAGCCGCGTGGAACCGGTGCCGGTGATGTGCGGGTTGCGGTGCTTGGAGCTGGCGGACGGCTCGCGACTCAAGTGGCTAGCCGGGGCACCCAATGCGAAGGCGATCTGCAGGCGGCGCGATGGAAAGCTGGTCGAGATCCAGCTGCGCGCGGAGGGGGACGACTCGCACCGAGCGGGCCGCACGGGGAACCCCCTGTCGTATTCCTACGACTCCGAGACGGAAGAGAACCCGGCGACCGTGTGGACGCTGAAGCGGATTCGAAGCGACGCGCGGGAGGTGTTCCGGGCAGTGGTGGAAGAATGCAGCGGGTCAGCACATGACAGCCGATGACGTTCAGCATTGCGCGAGGGTTTACGCGCGGCCTTGGTGCTCGAGGTGCTCCGGCACGGGACGCGCGGCCCGGGATGCGTGCGGATGCGTGTATCGCGCCATCTTTTCAATTGTGCTCAACCGATATCAGCGCGCGGAGGCCGGCAGCCGGCCCTCGCTGCGGGGAATGCTGCTGCGGTGCGATTTCGAGCTTGCGGCAGAGCGCAACCTAAGGCCGCTCGCACTGCGCGTGTTCCGGGCGCGCTTCGTCGACCGCGGCGACTGGCGCCAGTGCTGCGCGGTGTTGCGCATCAGCCGCGGGGAGTTCTTTCACGAGGTGTACTGGCTGGAGGAACGGCTTGGGCGCGAACTCCTGCGGCGTGGAATCTTCCCGTTGTATGAGTATTTCAACTGGGGACACGAGCCGATAATCCCGGTGAAGACCCGCCAGCGGAACGCAGAGCAGAGCCTCTCTTTCGATCGTCGGATGGCGCCGGAGGAATACGCAGCCTTTCACTGGCATGAGCGCTCTGACGGCTGGGATGCGCCGGCGATGGAGGTAGCGGCATGAATCCAGAATGGTTGCCGGGCTTGATCGCCGCCCTAGGCGTCATCGTCAACACCATTTGGACCGCGGTGAACTTGCAAATGCGCAACGACGTGGCGCGGCAAGTGGCGGATCTGAAAGTGTGGTTGGAGAAGGAATATGTGCCGGAAAGAGTCTGCCATCTAAGGATGGCTCCCATGGACGGGCGGTATCGCGGCGATCAGAGGCCGGCTGTGGAGTGACGTGCCGAAGCGAGCCGGTACGGTAGCCAAGGCGCTGGCGTTCCTGGCGGCGTATCGCAGGACCTGCAACATCACATGGGCGGCGAAGGCGGCGGGGATCGATCCGCGGGCGCATTACCGGTGGCTGGCGAAGTACCCGAAGTACGCCAAGGCGTTCGAGAGCGCGAAGACGGTTGCGGCGGATTACCTAGAGAGCGTGGCCGTGAGGCGCGCGACGAAGGGCTGGCAAGAGCCGGTGTTCTACCAGGGCAAGGAATGCGGGCGGGTGAGAAGGTTCGACGGCGGTCTGATGCAGTTCCTGCTAAGGGGCGCGAAGCCGGAGAAGTACAAACAATCGGCGGAAGTAACCGGGCCAGGCGGAGGGCCGATCCAGGCGAAGCTGGAGATCGTGTTCCGCGGGGCCGATGGGCCGGCAAGCGCATGACTGCGGTGCGGCGCGCGGCTTGGGCGCGGGTGATCGCGCACATACCAGAGGGCGCCGATCTGGATTGGCGGAAAGGCGGGGGATTCTGAATGATCGCCGAGTTTCCAGAGAAGGCCCGGTTCCTATTCGAGCCGCATCCCTACAAGGTGCTGTTCGGAGGACGCGACGGGATCAAGAGCTGGTCTATCGCGCGGGCGCTGCTGGCGATGGGAGCGCAGCACAGGCTGAGGTGGCTGTGCGCGCGAGAGACACAGCAATCGATCGCGGAGTCGGTGCACCATCTGCTGAGCGATCAGATTCAGCGGCTGGGGCTCGAGGATTTCTATCGAGTCGAGAAAGCGCGGATTATCGGGACGGTCGAGCACAAGCTGGGACCGTACGGACGGCCTTCGGAGCAGGCGGGGTTCAGCGAGTTTGTTTTCGCCGGGCTGAAACACAACGTCAACCAGATCAAGTCATTCGAAGCGCTGGACGGGGTCTGGGTGGAAGAGGCGGCGAACGTCTCCAAGAACTCGTGGGATGTGGTGATCCCCACGATTCGCAAGGAAGGCTCCGAGATCTGGGTGAGCTTCAACCCGGAGCTGGAGACAGACGAAACCTACTTGCGGTGGGTCAGGAATCCGCCGCCGGGCGCGGTGGTGGTCAGGACCAGCTACCGGGATAACCTGTGGCTGTCGGAGACCTCGCGGGCGCGGATCGAGCATCTGAAGCAAACCGACCAGGCGAGCTACGACTGCATTTACGGCGGGGCAACCAAGTCGGTCGTCGAAGGCGCGGTGTACCGCGAGGAAATCGCGCGGCTGGAGAAAGAGGGGCGGATCACGCGCGTGCCATACGATGCGTCGCGGCCGGTGCACACCTTCTGGGACATCGGGTGGGGCGACCTGGCGTCCATCTGGTTCGCGCAGGTGTTTCCCTTCGAATATCGGTTGATCGATTACGCGGAGGGGAACCATCAGTCAGTCGCGGATTGGCTGAGAGTGCTGCAAGCCAAGGGGTACGTCTACGGGACGGACTACCTGCCGCACGACGCCAAGGCGCACACCATGGGGACCGGGAAATCGGTCGAGGAGTTGATGCGGGCGGCCGGGCGCAAGGTGAAGGTGCTCGAGCGGCTGTCGATCATCGATGGGATCAATGCGGTGCGGACGATCTTCCCGCAGTGCTGGTTCGACGCGGAGAAATGCGCGGACGGGGTACAAGCACTGAGACGGTACCGGTACGGGGTGATCCAGACGTTGGGAGTGCCAACCCGGGAGCCGCTGCACGATGAGGCTTCGCACCCGGCGGACGCGTTCCGGCAGTTTGCGGTGGGAGTGAAGCCACCGAAGAAAGAAGCGCCGAAAGGGAGCTACCAGGCGCCGGCGCGGACGTCGGCCTGGTCTTAGGAGCAACATGGCAAGCAATCGAGAATCTCACGCTTACGATTGGCGAAAGGGCGGAGAGCAATCGGCGCCGAAGCCTAAAGCCAAGAAAAAGGGCGCGCCGCATCCACCGAAGGCAAAACAAGACGGCGAGTTGACGGCGGCGAAGCGCAAGAAACTGGCGGCATCGACGTTCGGATTGCCGGCCACGCGCGGCTACCCGATGCCGGATAAGAAGCACGCGAGGCTGGCGAAGAGCGGGGATTCGCACGCGCTGCATGTGGGCAATATCACCGCGGCGCAGAAGAAGAAGATCGACGCCAAGGCGAACCGGATTCTGGGAGAGTGAATGGCACACGCTTACAATTTCCGCGATCAGGTGACTGAGAGCGCGAAGATGCCGAAGATGGGGCCGAAGGTGCTGCGGCACATGCAGATCACGCCGGGCAAGAGCGGGGGCGCGTCGGTAGAGCACGTCTTCGATGGCGATGTCCCGAACGAAGAGCACATCTTCGGCGCGACGGAAGGGCCGAAGCTGATGGCTCACCTTGCCAAGCATCTGCGAGTGAAGGCGCCGGCGGCTCCGCCGATGCCGGCCGGGCAACCGGGGGCGAACAGTCTCGAGCAATGAGCCCGGCATCGGCAAAGGCTTCGACGCCGGCGGATCCTGACTTTGTGATGGTGGACCAGCTTGAGTACCTCATGCGGCACCGGGCGGTGGCGCGGATCGATCCGTGCATCTGCGCGGGAGGGCCGGATTCGTTCTGCAGGGAGTGTACGCGCCTGGCGCGGGTGGAAGCGATCCTGATGGCGCCGTTTGGGGAATCGACGAAGAAATGTCCAAAGTAGGCCGCAAAGACGAAGCGCTGCTCAAGGAGATCAGGGACAACTTCGACTATTGCGTGCAGTTCTGGCGGGAGACGCGGGAAGAGGGCGATAAGGACATGCGCTATGCCTCCGGCGACCCGTGGGACCCGAAAGACAAAGAGGAGCGCAAAGACAAGCGGCCGTGTGTGGCCTTCGACGAGCTGGGCCAGTACCTCAATCAGCTCATCAACGACGTTCGCCAGAATAAGCGTGCGGTGAAGGTCAATCCAACCGGGAGGGGGGCCACCGACAAGACGGCGGAATTCCGCGGCAACCTCATCCGTCAGATCGAATACGCCAGCCGGGCCCAGGCGGTCTATTCGCAGGTCATGGAGAACGTCACCATGCGCGGGTACGGCTACGCGCGGGTGTCGAAGCGGTATGTCGCTCCCAATTCGTTCGACCAGGAATTGGTGGTCGGACCGATTGCCAACCCGAACACGGTCTGGATCGACCCGGACGCCAAACAGAAAGACCGCTCGGACATGGGCTATTGCTTCATCACGGACCTGATCCGGCGGAGCGAGTTCAAGCGGAGATGGCCGAAGGCGGAGGTCACCGACTTTTCGACCGAGCAGATGACGGCGCTACCTATGTGGGTGAAGGCCGACTTCATCCAGATCGCCGAGTATTGGCGGATCGAAGAGACGGAACGCATGCTGTTGAGCCTGGATATCGCCGGGGGGTTGCATGTGTTCGCGGATGAGCTCGACCACGAGGGGATCGAAAAGGGCCTGGTTTGGGTGCCGCGCCCGGTCGATTTGTGCGACGGGGTGCGAGTTCCCAAAGGGAAGCACAAGCTGCTGAACCAACGGGACTCGAAAGAGCGGCACGTGGTTCAGTATCTGACCAACGCGGTCGAGATCCTGGAAGAGAACCCGCAGGACGGCAAATACATCCCGATCGGCTGCTGCTTCGGCAAAGAGAAGTATCTCGACGAGGGCGGCACATCGAAGCTGGTCATAGAGTCGCTGATCCGCCTGGCGCGGGACGCCTACATGGCTTACTGCTTCGCGCAGACGACGGGCCTCGAGCTGCTCGGGATGATCCCGAAAGCGGTCTGGACGATGTACGAAGGGCAGGCCGAGGGCCACGAAGCGGAATGGCAGCACGCAAACCGGGTGCCGATCCCCTATCTTCAGGTCAAAGCGAAGACGGAAGCCACCGGGGATACGTTGCTCCCGCTTCCGCAGTGGAACCACTGGGACGCGCCGCTGGCAGCGGTCGAGGGGATGGCCGAGAGCTACAAACGGGCGATTCAGTCGGCGCTGGGGATGTACAACACGTCGGTGGGTAAGCACGACACCAACGCCCAATCGGGGGTCGCTATAAAGCGGCTGGACGATCAAAGCTCGCAGGGGTGCTTTCACTTCATCGACAACTTCGACGGCTTTTTAGAGCACATGGGCCGGATCATGGACGATCTGATCGATTCGACCTACGACACCAAGCGGGACGTAGGGATCAGGACGTCGGCCGACGAGCACAAGGTGGTGCGCATCAACGAGCCGTTCAGGGATCCGAAGACCGGGGAGGAATATCACTACCGGATCGGGGAGGGGACGCACTCGGTGACGATCACCACGGGGCCGAGCTTCCAATCGGAGCGGGAGGCGGCCAACGAGTTTGCGGACGCCCTGGCGCAGAATCCGCAGATCATGCCGCGTATCGCGGACCTGGTGGTGAAGCTAAAGAACCTGGGGCCGATCGGAGACGAGATCGCGGAGCGGCTGGTACCGCCGGATGTGGCGGCGCAGAAA